GAAGTCGTCCTTGAGAAGATCCCAAAGGATCTCGACATTAATGACTATCGCGGAGCTACCCTGATCCAAGCGCTGTATTCAAAAAACAGTGACCTGGACCTAGGATTTAACCCATTGAAGGCAGCTGTGGAGGCGGCGATTGCCGCCGAACTGCAGTGCAGAGGAGTAAATGAGTACTTTGGACGGACCTGCCCCTATGGGGGCGTTGCGATAGCGATCTCGCTAGCGCGACGTAAAATCAGGAAAGTCTTAGGGAAAGTCCCTACTCTTGACAGTCTCAGATTCCATTTCGGGCCTGGGGCTTCCACGACGATTAAAAGGGCTAATGCTTGCTTTGAGAACAAGCTAAGTGCCCCATTTGTATGTAGCGAAGAAATGCTACCCGTCGTCGACCAGGTATTACAGCAGTTCCCATCTTGGACATCATATCATTCTGCCTCTTCGGCAGGATATGGTGCTTCATTAGGTGACGATAGTCACGTTAGGATTTCCTCCTGTGATATAGTAATCGAACCGGCTAAACTAATCTTCGTCGAAAAGAACGCGAAGACCCACCGTCCCATATGCGTAGAGCCATTATTAAATGGTTTTATGCAGTTAGGAGTGGGTAAATACCTCAAGGAGAGGTTACGCGTCCATGCTAAACAGGACCTTGGCGATCAAACTAGGAATCAAATCTTAGCGAGATCGGGATCGGTTAGTGGCAATCTTGCCACTATTGACCTTTCCTCTGCTAGTGATACACTGGCATTCTCGGTCGTGTTTGATCTCTTACCGGAGGAGTGGGTAAACCTACTCACTTCCTTCCGTACCGGCCATATGTCCTATGGCGGCCGTGAATATGAACTGGAGAAATTCAGCTCAATGGGTAATGGTTACACGTTTGAACTTGAGAGCTTGATCTTTTGGGCTCTTAGTTCAGCGTGCACCGAACTCAGCGGTGAAGATCAGTCATTTGTCAGCGTTTATGGGGACGATATAATTGTTCCCGTTAAAGCCGTAGATCTTCTCATGGCAACCCTTACCTGGTGCGGTTTCAACCTTAATAGGGAGAAGTCGTTCTGGACAGGGAAGTTTAGAGAGAGCTGCGGTGCTGATTGGCTAGATGGCGACGCTGTGAGACCCGTCTTTAAAAAGGCGAGGCTAACACCTCAGTGGCTAGCAGTGTTTCATAATTGGGCGTGGCAAAGATACTATTCTAGTAGTCTTTGCGTCATCGCTAAGTCCTTCATTCCGAAGGATCTCCAATTGTATGGACCTCCTGGTTATGGTGATGGTCACCTTCTAGGGCCGTGGAACACGGCCCACCTTCCGCGTCATGAAAGACGTAGAGGGTTTGAAGGATGTCGTTTCGACACATTCCGCGAAACTCCTAGGACAGTGGAAACTGCCCCTGGGATCGCGGCCTTGACAGGCATATATGACCTGTATGCTAATCCTACCGAATGGTGGGAGTGCAGAGGAAGCCGTACACCAGGGATAACCCCTGGCACGGCTTGCGTCGAGAAACACAGCATCTACACGTTTGCCAAGCGGGTAAGCCGCTGGTAAGCATCCCTGTATATAGG